AAAATTTGGTCTATCTGGGTCTCTAAGATCTGCCTCATGTGCTCCTTCATGAAGAAGTACACCTGCGTCTCCTTTTGGAACTACTAGTTCGCGTCTATTCTTATCAGCATGACCACCTTCTGTAAGAGTCATAGGACGATTTATAATCTTCCAATCTAAAGGTTGCCCTTCTGGCGTTTCAATCATCCGTAATATGTCACTATCGCCTACACCATTAGTACCTATAAGTTTGTTTATCTCTCCCATATACTTATATCTTGTTTTATTATTTGAATGAAGGTCTTGAGGATCAGGAGGATTAGGAAAAAGTACATACTGAGGTTTTGCTAGAGCACTTAATTCCGCTTCCCTATCATCATTCAAAGCTGCATGTAGAAGAGGAAATTCCTTCTTAAATTTATCAGCATTTGGGCCACTTGCTTCGGACAATAATATTCTTCTTCTAATTTCTGATGGTGTTAAACTACTATCTCCTATTTCTTCCGGTGTTAATCTACTGTTCATTTTGTCTTCTCCCATACTTAACCGCCGTACCCAAAAAGTTAATTGCCTCTTCCTCTACTCCAGGAGGAGCGTTATCCTGTAATATATATGTTCCATCTAACATTTTATTATAATATCTCTCCGCTAGCTTTAACTGATCTGGATCTGCCTTTAACTCATCAAATTGCTTCTGTAGATCCTTATAGTAATATCCATTAATCATTCCTTTACTATCAGGATTTCCTATAAGTGCTTTCTCTTGATCTGTTAATCTCGACATATCACTATACTCTTGATCTGTTAATCTCGACATATCACTACCTCTAAATACATCCCCAATACCAGGATACTCACTAGGCATATTTGCCGATTCTGATGGCCCTATGTTTGGACTATTAGTTTTGCCATATTCATCAGGTGGCGATGAAGCGTAGGTGGTTAGATCTATCCCTAACCCAGGTATAACAGTATGTCCTGCAATCGGTCTTGACTTTTGAGTTCTTAATATCTTTTTTATTCTATCGTATGGCATGTTCTTCCTATTGACTTTATAGATGAATAGTAGGAGAGGGGTTCCCTCTATAAGATCATCCACTTTATCCTACTGTCAATAAGGTTTGAAATCAACCTGCAAAAAAAATGGCCGCTTAATTCTAGGCGACCATCTCTAAATACTCTAACATTCAACAATCAAATGATGGTTTATAATCATCGGCTTGATCTTGGCATGATGGGGTTAATGTTTCTTTATGTCAACAAGATTGAAAAAGAGGGGGCGTGGATTTATCCATTGATTAAAACTTAATATGGCACCCTAAACCCCTCATACCCCCTAAGCTTTAAGCCATGGAATATTTTAAGCGGCTTTTCTACAGCCCTCACGCGCTATATGACTAACGCAGTCGTCAAACACCCCCCTCTTTAATGCGCGTTAGTTTCACACTTATATACGCATCTACCGAAGTAATGCACCACGTATCCGTGATGCACTATGTTTATACTACATGTTATCTTTGACTTCTTGCCCAATAAAAAATTACGCTGTTAAGATTTTCTAACGCTTCAAGACATACTTTTATATTTCCTTGCTTAGCATTATTAGCATTATCCGAACTTAGCATTACCAGGATCTCTGCCTGTCTTTTTATCTCTTGGTTGATTAATTCGATGATTTTTTGATTTGTTTCCATTTTTTTCTTCCTTTAACTGTGCGATTTCCTTTAACTGTGCGATTAATTTCGCTAAAAATAAAATACACCAATAGTTTTCTGCTGTCAACTATTTTTTTAAAAATGTTTTTTCGCCGTCAACATTTTAGTTGGTTAATTGGTTTATAAAAGGGCATTTCTGTAATTTTATCGGTAAATAGAATTAACAAGAAGATATATATATATATATATATATCCTATTTTCTCCCCTTTACTAATTTTTCAATCGGGTAAACCAATTAACCAACTAATTCGTTGACAGGTGTAAACGCTCACTATATAAATATAAAAAACATCAACAAAAGGAAAACAATGGAAACAAAAGAAGACGGCTACTCATACTTTATTTTTGACAATAACAACTCAAACCCAGAACAAAGGGCCATCATAGAATACAAGTTTAGAAAGCTGCAAGATGGCCCTAACGTCGAAGCTTATGAAAGAGACATAACAAATCAATTTGCACCTGGAGAATTTGAAAAAATACAAACAATGATTAAACCAGATGGTACACCCAACATGCTACTCCATATATTTAACAAACACCTAAATCAACACCTAAATCAACACATAAACCAGAGATTGGTCCAGAAACCTTATTGTTCTTCAGGTGTAACGGTTAAGATGCCTAAACGCTCTCAATTTAGCTTAAATCTCAGGCTTGACCTAAAATCGGTCATGTTCGAAAACAAAATGAATTTATCAGGATACATAAATTTAGCGATAGCCGAGAGGTTAGAAAGAGATGGACTACTATAGCTATCTATATGGCCATCACTAAAAGAAAAAAGAAAAAAGAGTTGACAACTGTAAACGAAAGAATTAAAGTAACGGAACAAAAAAGCGAGATTAATCGCAAAAAGGAATAAAAAAAATGAGACATTATTACGCTAAATACGATTACTTCATGCTAGGTAAAAAAGAGTACGGCCATGGTTTTGCTAACACAAAATGTGTTTTTGCTTTTAGATCTAAAGAAGAACGCGCTCAATTTTTGAGTGATACTTATGATCCCTCAGCAAGGGCCATTACTCGCAGTGAGGCCATTCCTTATGCAACATCGCGCGAGATATCGTCATTTAACGATTATGTTATAGTGCTCAAAGGACAATACAACGACAAAGTGATCGAGATTTATAAATGTCCGAATATAAGAATGAATGAAATAAATTTAGATACTTTTAGCGGGCTTGGCCCTAGTTCTGATTCTGATTTCGGTTTCGGTTTCGGTTTCGGTTCCGGTTACGGTGGCGGTGGCGGTGCCGGTGCCGGTAGCGGTTTCGGTAGCGGTTTCGGTGATGGTGTCGGTGACGGTTTCGGTAGCGGTGCCGGCAGCGGTGACTATTACGATGACAGCAATGAATAAATAATAATGCAAATAATTGCATTTTTTTCTACTAGGAGATTTTTATGATTGGAAAAAAAGTTTTGGTTCGAACGTATTCGGCAGGAGTGCATTTTGGAACTCTAAAGTCAAAAGACGGAAAAGAAACTGTGCTTACAACAGCGCATAGAGTGCATTACTGGGTCAATGCGTGCTCTCTGTCGCAACTAGCGACTCAAGCAATGCAAGGCGCGACAGGTGGGAGAATTTCCGTTTCAGTTCCTGAGATTCTATTGACGGAAACTATCGAAATTATACCTATTACTGATAAAGTGTTCGAGTCATTGACCGCTGTGATCTGGAAAAAGTAAAAATGATGGCCGGAGACAACATCCGGCCGTCTCTTATAACAAAAGAGATAAAAATGGATGAAATAATATTTGATTTTTGCGGTGACGGTTCCGGTTTCGGTGACGGTTCCGGTAGCGGTGACGGTTTCGGTTATGGTGACGGTTCCGGTTATGGTGACGGTTCCGGTTTCGGTGACGGTTCCGGTAGCGGTGACGGTTTCGGTGGCGGTTATTAAAAAAAGGATAAAAAAATGGATGAAATAATATTTGATTTTTGCGGTGACGGTTACGGTGGCGATTCCGGTGACGGTTACGGTTTCGGTGACTATGCCGATGACAGCAATGATTAAAAAATAATGCAAATAATTGCATTTTTCTACTAGGAAGATTTTATGGTGACGGTGGATAAAAAAACAAGGAGAATCAAAATGAAACTAATTAACTTACTAGTACTAACGGCCATTGCCTCGTGCGGGCATGGATATCGCTCATACAAAGATAATTCCTGGCACCCTGACGTTTACGAAGGCGATAGGATCGTTTGCCCTAAAGATTATCATTATAAGCCTATAACGCAATTGTGCCATAAAGATATTAAAGATAATGTATCTCCCATACCGTCTAAAAATGCCGAAAAGAACTCATTATCGCCAAAATTAGGCGTTTCTGATGAAAAGAGGGATAAGGACAAGGGGAAGAGAATTAGGACATCCAAAAGGCCTGCCTTGCCTACAAACAAAGAGTGCTCTGCGGCAATTGGGTTGCTACCTTTTTGCGGAGTAAAATTATGAAATTAATTATTGACAGAATCGAAGAATTAAAAATTGATATTAAGCGATATAAAACAACGATAGCGGAGAATCCGATTGAAAATAAGGGGATGAAAGAGCTGTTATTTAGCGCTGAAAAGTCGTTGGCCTTTAATAAAGATTTGTTGAGTAATATGCAATTAACTTTTACCAAGGGGAAATAAATGATTAGTTTAGATCAAGCACAAGATGAATATGATAATCAATTGCCAAACGATAGGTGCATATATTGCAATCATGAAATTTGCGTGTGTGGCGCGGAAATATCAAATGATGATGATGAGGTGTAATAATGAGTGGAGATTACCTTTTTCTTTTAAAGAGAATTGAGAAAAAAATGGATACAATTAATGATAATCTGATTAGTTTTTTCTTTTTTCAAACGATAATTATTATCGTATGCACCCTGGCCATTTATTTTAGGGTAAAAAATGGATGAAATAATATTTGATTTTAGCGGTTCCGGTTTCGGTGACGGTAGCGGTGGCGGTGCCGGCAGCGGTGATTAGTTGATAAATTAAAGACATTTAAAAATAAGGATAAACAAACATGGATATGGATAAAATTTGTAAAAGAGTAATTAAGCACTATGGAGTTATTAATCAACTTAACAAGGCCTGTGAAGAAATTAATGAGCTAAAAAATGAAATTGACGTTCCAAGCGACAAGCAGAACAAGCAAAGAATTGTCGATGAAATTGCCGATGTGTCTATCATGGTCTATCAAATAATCCTAATCACTGAAAATATCATTAGGGATTTTGACATAAACGAAGATGGAATTGATACTCGAGTTGATTTTAAATTGTCTAGGCTTGAGAGACGAATGGATGGATTGGAATGAAAAGAAAAATTTTATATTTTTGCGGCGACGGTTTCGGTGACGATGACGACTAAAAAAGCCGACACGTTTACCAATTAAAAAAAGTGTTTAAGATTTTTGACGTGCCGGCAATTTAAGTCATCCATGACTTAATTAATTAATTATACAAAGGATAGGTAAAATGAATACAAAAAAATGTAATAAAGTGGGCTTAACCAATTTAGCAATATACTTTTTTAATTTACAAAAAAGTGTTCCACAGTCAAGATATATAGATCCTGAGTACGAGGAAGAAGAGTCAGTACCTTTAGTTCATAACAATAGACTTTTGTGCTTGTGTCCAAAATGCGACGTTGAACATGAGAAGGTATTCAATGAGTAGTGATTACTACGAAGAGTTTTATATTTTTATGTTTTTAGTTCAGTGCTTTAAATTTTTAATAAAAATTGTATCGAAATTAATCTTATAAAGGGTGACTATGGGGCTTTGGCTTAATTTAAAAAGAGAAAAAACTTGTGTTCAAATATATCATTTGGGTGCTCTTGTTGCTACTGTCAGAGTTGATCAGCAAAACAGGGGAAATAATGTTGTAGTTAATCTTGAAGGGCCAAGTACAGTGTCGTTCAAATTAACAAGAGAAGAGGAAATCAGAGCAGAGAAGAATGAATTAGAAAATTTTAACCAGTAAAAAGAGTTACAAATGAGTTTCTATAGTCACATATCAAAATATCTCGACAAGAGGCCAAGCCTTCAGTGTATCCCTGTTAGAGGGAAATCTCCATTCTTTAATGATTGGCAATTAATTGAAGTCACCCATGATGTAATCGACTCATGGGAAGAGAATTATGCTGGGACTATTACAGGTTTTGGGATAAGGGCCGGACAATGGAATATCGGGTGGCAGGATATTGACACCGATGATCCCGAACTAATCTATAAAATTGATCAAGTGATGGATTTGTCCCAAGTATGTGTAAAGCGTGGGATGAAGGGAAAGACAGTTTTCTTTCGATATGAGGGAACGCCTAAAAAGTCTAAATATAATGTGTATCTAAAAGGAGATAAAAAAAGGCCCATAGTTGAATTTAATTTTACTACAGGGCAAACAGTGCTTCCTCCTTCAATTCATCCTGAAGCACAGGTTCCTTATGTGTGGATATCAGAATCATTACTAGATATAGATATCGAAGATCTTCCAGTTATCAATGAAGCCAAGATCGAATACCTTGAAACAATCCTAAATGCAGCTTCTCTTGAAGAAGGGCTTAAGTTAGTACCTACTGGCATTGTCGGAGAAGGCTCAGGAATGTTCAATACAATGAAGAGAGAAGTTACCAGGCTTCTTCATCTAGGTATTGAAGAATCAACTATTGCAAAAACTTTAGTTGGCATGGATAGACGACTATTCCCAGGAAGACAGTTTTTTTTCTCCAATAAGCTTGGAAAAGATCTCGTAAGCAAGACAAGCGACTTAGAGAATGCTTTATCCTGGGTGTGTACTTACAAGAGCAGTCTGATGAGAACTGATCAGGAACTCAGAAACGTGATGAAGCAAGTTGCTAAAGTCTCTCAAGAAGTAAAAACTTATAGTGAATGGGAACTACCCATACCATTAGTAAGTAAAAAAATGATTATTCAATTCCCTGAGCACTTATTACCCGAGGCATTCAAGGAATATTGCCAAGATTTATCTAAACAATCTGCGCTTCCCTCCGAGGCCTATCTTCTTGCCATCTTTTCATCGTTTTCGGCAATATGTCAGGCAAAAGTTACAATTCATGCCATGCCTAATTTTAAGGTTCATCCAAGCATTTCGACAATGATAGTTGCGCCCTCTGGCTCCCGAAAAGATGCAATCTTTGATGCAGCTATGGCACCGTTGAGAAAGTTGATGGACGCTCAAATTGGATTACTGGATGTTAATTTTATTGAAAATGAAAAGAATATAATCGCTGAAATTTCAGAAGTTTATAAGAAAAAAGTAAAAGCAATAAGCGAAAAGGATTATGAGTCTCGCGATTGTCTTACTCAAGACATTATAGCCCTACAGAAAAAATTAAAAGAGACAAAGGCACTTAGGCCTAATTTTATTTTTGAGTCAGGAACTCAAGAAAAACTTTATGATTTAATGAACCAGAATCAGGATAGGGGCATCTTTCTAACCTCATCGGAATATGTTCATTTGATCGGTGGGCTAGCTAAAAAAGGCAATGAATCTTTAAGGGGATTTTACTTAAAATTATTAAATGGATCTACCACAGAGACTTTTAGTCACCAGACTCAAACCGGAACAAATGTTAATATTAGGAAAGTTGTAGGATGCGCCCTTGTTGGTGCTCAGACCGATGTCCTGGGGAAAGACATCAAAGAAATGGAAGCAGGAAGACAGTCAGACGGTTTACTCCAAAGATTCTTTATGATCTCTGTTAATCCAGAAATAAGAAGAATGGAAAAGATGACAAAAGTTCCCAATTCATCAAGAATCGATAATCTCTACGCGCTTATGTATAACAACAAAGAAAATATTGATGTCTATTGGGAAAATGATGAAGCGGAAAATGCTTATCTTGATTATGATTTTAAATTAAGGCAGAGCATAGAGTTTGAAAGATCCGTATTAAAATCTTTTAGATCGAAATACTCTGGTAAGTCTGTACAGATTGCATTTTTGTATGAAATAGCAAATTCTAAACCTGGCACAATTCCAACAACAATAAGCAAAAAATCATTTCTTCTATCGGTCGAACTATTAGAATGGTTATCAAGAAATTTGGATTTAATTTGGGGGCATGTTAATTACAATACTGCACTGAGATCTGCTGAAGTAATCTTATCAGCAATTGCTAACGGAGGAATAAATTCCAAGAATTTTCAAGGTTCAGTTATCGGAGTTACAAAACTAGGACATGATGATTTCACACTGGGAGTAAACCTACTCATTGAGAATCAATATGTAAGACAAACCGGAGACAAGTACGAAGTCAATCCAAATTTATGAGTAAAAAATGGTATAGTTGAATGAGTGTAGTGGTCTTTGTGGTATCAACGATTTAAACGAAAGAAGTGAAACCGAACAAGAAATAAACTGGCAAGATATCTCGGTATTGGATTAAACTATTTTATTTAGAACATTCAAGTGGGCCAGTTTTTTTATGAGTATAAAACTTTACGACTATCAAGAAGAAGGAATAAGAGATATTTACAATAAATGGAAATATGATCGAAAGATTATACTTTGGTGTAACATGGGTGGTGGTAAGTCAGAAATGGCCGCTTATATTGCCCAAGATGCGTCCAGCGATGGGATGCCAATAGTTATGGTAGTAAGAGGGCGCGAACTTGTAAAAAACTTATCTCGTCGCTTAGACAAGTACAAAATTGATCACTCTGTTTTCATGGCCGGCCATCATAGGCTTGATAAATCAAAACTCATTCAGATAGCTAGTGTTGACACGATGAAAAGTAGGGGGCAATTTCCTTTTTCCGATAGGGATTGCATTGTAATACTTGATGAGGCACACAAAGACTACAGTCTTATTTTTGAGAAATACAAGAGTCAGTTCATTCTTGGACTAACGGCCACTCCTTTTTCTGATATGTCCAGTTATGATGATTATGTTTGTCCTATAAGGCCTATTGAACTAGTTGAGAAAGGCATTCTTGTTCCAGAAGAAATTTATTGCCCTCATGTCATAGATACCTCATCTCTAAAGATTGTTGCTGGAGATTTTCACAGAGAACAATTAGCGAAACTTGTTACCCAGGGTGAAATTGTTGGGAATGTTGTTGAAGATTATATTAAATACGGACAGAATAGACCGTCCGTCTGTTTTGCCGTCAACATAGAGCACTCTAAGCAATTAAGAGATGAATTTATAAGAAGAGGGATAAATGCTATCCATTGCGATGCTAGTTCATCAGACGAAGAAAGAAAATTTGCAGAGGACAGTCTATTAAATAAATCAATTAAAGTTATTTGTAATGTTGATATATTTTCTGTCGGTTGGGATTGTCCTATGGTTAGCTGTATTATTATGGCACGGCCGACATGGTCGTTAGTTTGGTATCTACAGGCCATTGGAAGAGGCCTTCGATCTTTTAGAGATAAAACAAATTGCATTGTCCTTGATAATGCTGGAAATGTTTATAGACATGGTACTCCATACAGAGAAAGAGAGATCTCATTAAAAAAGCCAGAAAAGAAAATTAAGAGAGATAAAGATGAGTTATTGATAAGAACTTGCATTGATTGCTTTAGGATTTATGAATCATCAGAACTATGTTGCCCTTTTTGCGGGGCCCATCCAGCGCCAAGAGAAATTAAAAATGTTAATGGCATGCTGGCAAAATACTATGAGACAGAGGAAGAAAAATCAGAAAGAACAATAAAAGAAGCACAGATTGCTTTTTATAAATTGAGATGGGTAGCAAGTTCTAAAGGCCTTTCTAATGGTTGGATAAAAGAGCAAATCTTAAAAAGATATGGCGATAAGGTCATGCCTTATATTGAACAACTTTTACGAATTAAATCAAGATGATCATCTATGATAGAATCAAATTCTGTTACAAGCTTTTTTGACTCTTCCCTAATTCTCATTGCAGTAAGTGGACTAGGGATTCTACTGCCATTCAAGTATCGTGAAAATGCAGATTTTTTTAAACCGCATTTTCTTGCAAATTCTAAGTGCTTTATTCCTCTTTTTTCTAAATATTCTTTTAATTTCATAAAATCCTTGTTGACATGTGGAAACCGTAGCAGTATTGTATCGAAAAGTAAATAGGGGGAAACATGGAAATGATAAGACTGGTTAGGGATTTAGTGGAAGCAAAAGAAAAAGAATCAATAGCAAAAGAGCATCGGGTATCAATTGAGAGTGAAATTTATGAACTCATTGAGGGTCAATTAATAGATGATTCTACGCTAAAGATTGAACTTGAAGGTTTTGTTTTAAAAGTAAAACCATCGCTAGCGGTAAAAGTAGATCAAGAGGCCGCTGCAAAATATCCTGGGGCATTTAAAATTAAGTATGAAATGTCATATTCTCAGTATAAAAAAACAGGTGGCAAAGTTGATGATATTGTGACTATTAGTTCCAATAAACCTTCTTTTACTGTGGAGAACAAAAATGATACAAATTAAAAAATCTGGAGACCTGGCGTCTAAAAGATTCGTCGCCTTAATCGTAGGGCCATCTGGAGTTGGAAAAACTTCTTTAGTAAAAACTCTTCCTGCTCCAGAATCAAAAATTCTGTTAATTAGTGCAGAGAAAGGGTTATCGTGCCTATCTGATACGGCCATTGATGTTATTGAAGTTGATACAATGAATCCCACCGATTCATTAGAAGAGATCTATTGTGCATTAGACACTGCTGAATACAAAAAGAAGTATAATTATGTCTTCATTGATTCATTAACTGAAATAGGACAATTAATAGTTTCAGAGTTGAAAAGAGACCCACACTTTGGCCAACCAAAAAATGCTTTGCCCATGTGGGGGAAGTATGGCGAACTAATGTCTACAATTATTAAAGGGTATAGAGATTTATCAGATTACTCAGTTATTTTCACTTGTCTCGACTCTGTAGAAAAAGATGGGCTAGGAAAAATTGAATCATTCAATCTGCAAGGAACATCAATTAAAAATAATGTGAAGGCATGGTTCGATTTAGTTATGTTCTATAAAGTTTATAAAGATGATGATGGATCTCATATAAGAAAACTAGTTACTGACTTTGCAGAGTCGCCTTTAAGTAAAGATCGCACAGGAAAATTAGATGCATATGAAAATGCAGACCTAAGTATAATAATCGAAAAAATAACAGGGAGAAAGTAATGGCCACGCTTGGATTGAGTTTAAAAGACGTAAAAGTAAATGAAGGTGGAAGAATTTATTCAATTGTTCCAACTGGAAAGTATCGGGTAATTGTTTCATTGGCCGAGATTGGCGAAACGAAGTCAGGTACATCTCTAATTTTAGGATATAAAATCATCGAAGGAGAACATGTTGATAAGCAAATTAAAGATTTCTTGAATATTGTGAATCCAAGCGAAGAGGCCGTAAGAATTTCGTATGAAAGACTTAAAACAGTCGCATGGTCTACCAATGCACCATTCGGAAAAGATGAATCCATAGAAGATACCGATGATCTAATAGATAAAGAGCCTTTTGAAATATTCGTTGAGCAAGTTGATGATGGTGAATTCAAGAACATGAGAATTAAGGCCATACTATGCACCAGAGATATCAACACTGTACCAGTTGCTCCACCTGAAAAAAAGGCACCACCAAAATGGAAAAAATAATCGCGGAAATATTATCCAAGATTGATAGTGCCATAATGGATGTCGCTAGTAAAAAAGCTCCTAGAGAATATTTAGGGGCTTCCTCCATTGGTGAGGAATGCGATAGAAAATTATGGTACTCTTTTCATAAACGAAGGCCTATCAATGACCCAAGAGTTCACAGAATAATGGATCTGGGCCATTGGGTAGAATCATATTCGCTAGAAAAGTTAAAATCCGCTGGGTATGAATTATTCTATGAAGAGGGTGGTGAACAGTTCGGATTTGTAGACGAAGAAGTTGCAGGACACGCTGACGGTGTAATCATTCTAAATGATACCCCTCATTTACTTGAGATCAAATCGGCAAATAACAAAAGATTTCTTGAAATGGTTGATATGGGAGTTGAGAGATCTAATCTTACTTACTTTGTTCAAATGCAGGTTTATATGCATTTTCTCGAACTAGAAAAAGCATTGTATTTTGTAGTCAACAAAGACAATTCAAAAATTCATATGGAGATAATTAAATATGAAAAAATCAGAGCAGTGTACTACCTCAATAGGGGAAAAGAAATCATCAGAGGTAAAGAAGAAGACCAAGAAAGAAAGTATAAAACCAAAGCGTTCTTTAAGTGCAAATGGTGCGATTATAAAGAAGAATGCTGGAGTACAGAACCATCAGAAGTTACTAAAGCAATGTCTTCTCATGTTAAGTTCGGAAAAGATTTTTTGTTACCAAAATAATACAGGATCGATCAAAGGTAGCAATAGATATCAAACCTATGGTTTTGCTGGAAGTTCAGATATATTGGGTATTCTTCCAAATGGCCAGTACTTAGGGATTGAAATTAAAACTGGAAAGGCAGTACAAAGGTCTAGTCAGAAGAAATTTCATAATATTATCAATAAAAATAATGGAATGTACCTAGTCATACGCTCAATAGAAGAAATGGCAGAATGGATCTTGCTGTGGAAGCGAGTTGGTGTAATCGATGGCTAATCTTATGTGGATCGACGTAGAAACAACAGGATTAGGCCCAAATTGCGCTGTAATAGAGGTGGCCCTAGTTCCTTATATAGATGGTGAGATAAAACCTCATTTTAAGTCATATATAAGGCCACATGAAGGCGCTAAGCTTGAGCCCAAAGCGTTCGAAATTAATAAAATAGATATCAATTCAATATGGGAGTTTCCAAGTGCAGAAGAAATTATCAAAGAGATCATTGAGTTTGTTGATTCATATCAATGCGTATTTTCTCTTTCTGGTCATAATGTTGCTTTTGATGCTGAGAATCTTTATAAGTTATTTTGTCGCAATGGTGAATACGGTGCTTATATTAACAGATTTCGTCCTGGTGGTGTATGTACCTTATCGCTATGTAAACGTGTCTTCAAAGGAAAAAGGAATAGTCCAAACAAATTTGGCCTTTCGTCTTTGTGTAAATTCTTTGATATCGAACTTCTCAACGCGCACAGTGCACTTTGCGATGTTCTTGCCACAATTAAAGTCTATGAAAAGATATTACCTTACTTATCCATTGTACAGATTGAAAAGATCAAGAACCTGGACTATCAAAGCATGAAAAGGAAATATATGGATGATGGAAGATATGTACAAAGGAATCCAGATGGGACGACTTACTTTAGTGCTGAAGCAATGACAAATGACGTGATAAGGAACTTCATCTTTTCAGAGCTTAATTTTCTTCATGAGAATAGCGGGCACTTGAATGTTTTGGAGACTTTTGCCGCTTTAACCATAGGCGAATAGATTCCCAGTAAGTCCAGACGTTCGCATAAGTGTCTGGCTCAAATCCTATTAGCTTGTCGCATTTTGACATGGGAAAATTAGTCGAATCCCCAATTCTTCCGATTCTATCTCTACTCCATTCGTATAAATGACAACGGCAATATCCTGACCTATAAGAAATATCATTAATTACCACCTCCTCTAGGAGTACGTTTACACATCTTTTCTGTGGAGTAATTACAGGAAATTCATTACAGCCACTAATTAATATCATCAATGGCAGTATCAATTTCATCTTTAGTTTTTGCATTTTTTAGCTTCTCAATTTTTTTCTTAAGATCATTATTTTCTTTCTTGATTTTTATCAAGTCATAGGCATAAACAATGATGGGTATAATGACTGACATTAATACCCAATTCAATACTGCTGATACGATCTTCTGTATCATTTAATTTTAGCGATTAAGTCAGCTAGTATTTTTTCAGATTGAACTTTTACTAATGGTTCTAAATATGCAAAAGCAACATCATCAAATTTATTAGATGAGTCTTCTACAACTTTTTTTAATGATCCAAGTACTAGTTTTTCAACCAAAATAATTGATAATTTAGAAAGATCGATGCATGATAGTAAGTCTTTTTCTAATTGATTCATTTTTTTTCTCCTTTTAAAATTTTGCAACAATTATTGATGATATTATTCCAACGGCCAAAGCAATTCCACTTGAAATATATGCTACTTTTACTTTTAGTCCTTCCATGGCCGATATTAGTTCCTTCTGGCCTTTTCTGATTTCCTTCACTTCTTCAAATAGCAAGTTCCGCCATTCCCTTTCATTTTGAAAATTATCGTTCATAATAATCCCTTTTTAATCAACAAGTCCGTCATGTAATAATTTTTGCATTTTTTCTGCATTAACATGTGCAGGTAAGTTTTTATCTTTTATGATGTCTTCTACTGCTTGTTGTTTGAATGGTGGATCAATAATTCCGTCAAAGTTATTATATTTTGATCTTTCAAAAATTAGAGGTTTTTGCTTTTGAAAAATCCGCACCATTCCCATTATTTGCTGTTTTGACTTAGCGTCTCTAAAAGCAATAGCTGCTTCCTGGCCAAACTCTTGCATAATTTTTGCATAAACTAGATTGGTATTTTTTAAGATTTTTTCAGTATTCATTGGTATTTGAAAATTATTCAATTCATTATATTGACGAATAGGTGCACTTGCTGCTGGGGCCGTAAAAAAGCCTGATGGAATTGAATTTATAGTGTCTGCTATACTAGCTTGGCCAGAAGCAATTTTACCAGGAAAATTTTCGGCCATAGTTCCTACCGTTTTTCTTAGTAAAGGATATCCTGCACCAACTAGAGGATTGAGACCAGCAGCATTTGCTCCAGCAGCAAGCGCACCTGATCCAACGATATTCTCAAGCATTGAGGCCCCTTTATAAATAGGTGTATCTTTTACTATATCATGAAGATTCATCAAATCCGATATATCCTTGTTAAGAACTCTCACCTTTGAAGCGATATTTGTACCTTTTATTTTATCTATATTTTCGGCAATCTCATATATTTTATCGTCGATAGTTCTCCATATTTGATTGTACACTTCATGTTTATCCCTTGCTGACTCAACTCCTTGCTCTGCAAGTTTCCCCATTTCATATGCTTTTGACTGTGCTGCTCTTTTTAGTTTCAAGAGATCTTTAATCGAAGGATTCATTGATTCAAACTGTAATGACAAGGCCTTATTATCAATTGGGATATTAATACCTCCAGGCTTGCCAGGATAAAGAACTTTTTTACCATATGGAATAGTAGACGGTTTTAAAAATGAATCAACTTCTTTTGTCATTAAATTATCTATAGACTCATTGTATGTGGTTCCTGATAAAGTTGGAGAATATTTTCCCCTAAAAGTATCTTTTACTTTATCTGCTATTGATGGAATTAAGTCTTTTTTACCTAATACTATGTCACCATCTCCTGATACAGAGCTAATGATTGATGATAGTTCATTTGATTTTTCGCCTATAATCCCAGTTGATATTTTTCTTCCCTTATATATGTCTCCTGTTAGTTTTCTTAGTATTTTAGTTTTTTCGGCCATATAAGGAATTAGCCCAAACCTATTTGCCGTTTCTGCAATGTCTCTTATTTCAGTCGCTTTACCAACTTCTCTTGGAGTAGCAACTAATTCTTGTTTTATTGATTTTGGAATAGAACCCCTAAGCAATGAGCTTTCTGTATTCCCAATGGCAGCTTCTGTTAATATTGGCGGAATCTTTTTTAGTGCTGATCCAAGTACTGAACCTACTCCAATATCTGCTATTGTACCACCTAACGGCCCTAAGTCTTTTGAGAACGATCCTTCCTCAGTTGGTGTTTGACTGAACAATTCGGTTTTTAATGGATTTATATCCGCGTGTATCAATGACCTTACAGCAGCAACTGGAATTGTAGAGATTTTTGCCAACATTGATTTATATGGTTCAATCAGTTCAGCACTCTGTCTTTTGACAGATTCATAGTCCATTGGAAATTGTTCTTTTATCTTGTTGATGTCAACTTTAGCAGGTACTAGTGACTGTTCAAACTTAGCACTAAGTGATTCTGGTTTTATGGAATCAAATTCTTTAGATAATTCTTCTGCTGTTTTTGACATATTATAGCCCCAATTCTTTCTTAGAATATTCTATATACTTATTGTACATGTCAGTCCCTTTTCCGTATTTTTTCTCTCCATACTTTATGATGTCAATCAACCTAGCGCCTTTTTTTTTGTCAATTTTCGGAAGAACTGAATTTATTGCTTCCTGTGCTTTTTTTGTATCTGGTGCAAATCTTTTTGGTACTTCATCTAACTTCCTACTTATTTCTTTTCTTACTTGTTCCGCCAATGGAACAAATGAGTCTCTTAGTATCTTTATTTCTCCCAATCCTTTTGTTGCTATTTCTGACTCAAGATTTTTTAACCAAGTTCTATATGAATTACCAGTTAAAACCTTAAAATCTTGATCTGTAAAAACCCCTTTTGGTTCTAGCATTCTTGCAATCTTATAAACAGAAGCACTTATCACTCTTTCATCTGTTGATTTTTTTAATACAGAAATTTCTTCATTGATCGACGATAATTTTCCTTTTAAATCTTGAGTTTCTTTTGCACCAGCTTCAAGGCCTTTTTCTATTATGTCGGCCTCTCCTTTTGTTTTCACACCATATCTAGAGGAAGATCCAGGTTCATATGAGACTTCTTCCAGAGGATTATCCCTATATTGTGATACAAGGCTTGCCCTTTCGCCTCCTCCCATATCTTTCATTTTTAATAATTTTTCAGCTACTGGTTTAATTATATCTGTTGGTTCTATTTTTATTGGAACTAAGTTTGAATCTGTGTACACACCTAGCCGTGTATTGAATAACGCATTAAATCTTTCATTATTTCTAGGTCTGTATACATCAAAAGTACTGAATGATTTTGCAGCAGTTTTTTCTGTTCCATTAGATGAATTTTTATCTTGATAATATGGTTCCATTCCAACGGAATTTTCTGTCCTAATGAATTCTGGTAAACCCTCTTCATTGGAAATCTTCTGAAGACTTTTTGCCGCTTTACCTTCAATATCACCAATATTTTTTAAATAATTGCTTGAATCTTTATACCTAGACGCTTGTTCAGCAGACGTTCCTGGAGAAAATGACGATAAAGCAGGCCCTGCGGCAACAGCAAGATGACTTAACATTCTATTCATTTCATTAGCTCTAGTCTTATCAAGCCTTTTTTCAGAGTCAAGTGAATTATCTTCAGGTAAATCAACTGATCTATCAATAGGATTACCCATATCATCAACGGCCTGATTATAATCAACCTGTGAGTTTTTTAGTGCTAATCTTTTTCTCATTTCTTTATATATATTTTCCATTATACCAACCATCCAAAAAGTCCACCAAGAAGTCCACCACCATTATTTTGCGGTGGTAATGGTGTTCCTCTTGCCGCAAGTTCATTTGCGATATCTTGCTGCTCAATAGTATTCATTCCTGTCATAATATTAGCAACTCCTTTACCATAATCTGCTAATGCTGATCTTTGTGCTGCTTCGTTCACACCGGAGGCCCCATATATAGCATTTCTCCTTGACTGTTCGTCTAACGCGCTAGTATCAGTTCCTTGCAATCCGGCCCTTGCGTTTGCTATTCCTCTTTCTCTTCCTGACATCTGATTATAGTAATCAGCATTAGCAACATTTTTTGTTAGGCCTGATCTAAGTCCTTCCATGTACGTTTTTACACCTTCAGGTATTCTCTTTGATTCATCTCCATAGATACTTACTAATTTATCTTCTGATGGTGATACATAGTTTCCAGGTGCTGATTTTCCACTAACTTCTTCACCAGAGAATGTTCTAGGTTGCCAATCTGGCTTTTTTCCAATGAAAGTGTTTGTTAATTTATCGGCCGTATCATTAAGAAGATCCAATGTCCCATGACTTCCTGGAACAAGTCCAGTTTTCGCCCCTAGACCAAGTGGATCTCCTGCTGAACTAATGACCTTACCAACATACTGAGTATACGGAGTCGCCGCCTTCTCAAATTCTTTGAACGCGTTCGATAACGATGGTGGTTTCCATCCCATAAAAACTCCTATACTACAATGAGGTAACTATATTTATAAGTAATGATATCAGTACTTGTTCCTGGCGCAAAAATAGCTATAGTTATTCTGGCCTCTTCTGTACTTACATCTCCCCTGATAATTCCAACTGAAGGTATTTGAGTTGCATTTGCCCCAGACATAGAAGCAATTCCTGACAAATCAAGTGGATTAATTATATTGCCAATGAATGGCTTTGATAGTCCAATAAGTGCAATACCAGGGGCCGTGTTATTTCCAACAATTCCACCTGAAACTTCTACATAATTTTTATATCTGAAATATCTTGATGGTTGTGCTGTTAGATTTACAGTCGTATAAACTGAAGCATTATAAGACGTTATTGTTGGAGTAAACAATCCAAATGAAAAATTTCCTTCAAAAGTTTTGACTTGTGCCCTTGCATCTTTTCCATCTATAAAGGAACTATTAATAACTTTAACCATATAGTTAACAACATCATCAGATGAGTTATTTTCATCGATATATTGAAGTTTTGTTCTTATTAAAGGATCATTTAACATTTTTATCAATCTCTTGGATTATTCCACCGTTAATTTCAATACCACTTAAGTTTAAATCTTCGTCCAATACATTGTTTCCAATAAACAATGACACAGATTGTGCTTGTTGAATATCTAGTTTTCTTAGAACTGATTTTATTGATGACGTTAGGCCAATGGTAAAGTCAGGTTTCACCTTTGTTTCATCCCAGTCCCTATACAGTCTTGAAGTTAATACTTGACCTGTGTTATGCAGTGAAAAATATCGTACATCAATAATCTTTTTAAGTAATGATGGTTCCCCAAAGTCTAACCACGCTGTTTTTATCCATGCATTGATGGCCACATTACTATCATTTTTTGCTGAAATAAATTTTCTAACAGATGATCCTGCGAACATTTTAATTTTTCTTTCTGCTGAATTATCTATTGTAAGTCCATTTAAAGCAAAGTTAGCAAGATCCCAAATAAACCATTCTTTAAATTCAAAGTTAAAAACTATTGCTCCCTTATTTGTAAAAAAATAATAATTTTCATTTAGTGTATCAGTTATTGATCTTGTCAATGACGGATCAAATCCCGTCTGCGCGAAAAATGGATCTATCCTACCTGAATATTTTTTCGACACGTTTCCGCTGATTGAATAGATACCATCTATTCCTTGGAATAAAACAGTGCTATCAATCGCCATAATTGATCTTTCTGAAGTACATCCAATTTCGTTTGTCTGTATTTTTCTTAATGAATAAAGACCTGCTGAGATAATTCCATCAATAGCATAGATTGACCTTTCCTTAAATACAACAAGTGAATCTGTACATCTTATCATTCCAGTAATTTGACCATCATAAGTGTCACCAATTAGCTGCCTATTTATTTCAGATAATCCTTCTCCTGAGTCACCCGTTGAAAGGTCTGAATACATTACCATATCATTATTTGTGTAACTGTTTTCTCTGTTTTCGAAGTTATAAAACGCCGTTACATTTCCAAATACTAATTGATTACTAAATACAGATATGTACTTACATTTTGGAGGCCTTAATTTTGATGTTGTAATATCGTAAATATTACTCAGTAAATTAACACCTGTTGTTGTTGGTGTAACAAAAGCATTTCCAACAACCGTCGATAAATTATTGTTTGGACAAAATATACTATTCCATACATACCCAGTAGTTTCTTCTGTTGAAGCATAAACATGTAATAATGAGTTAGCAATTACATTTGTTGTTGCAGTGGTTATCAGCGTTATCTCTCTTAATCCTATAGATGCTGCTGTAAAAGTAATTACACTTCCTACAATCGTCTCTACAATTAATGATGCTAATGTATCACCTCCATAATTCACATCTGAAATTTTATCAAAAACTATACATTTAAAAAATGCTTCTTCAGAATATCTGAAAAAGACTTTCGATCCAGCAACTATGTCACTACTTTTAGTAGTAAAAGTCAGTGTTCTCTGTGCGCTATGTATATCCTGTATTCCTGATGCAACCTCAATGAAGCCTGAGTAAAAACCAGAATTTTTTAATGTATCTATTGTTAATTTATATTGCTGGGAAAGTAATTTTTTTATTACTGATGGCCCGTATATCTGATTTCCTTTATTATCTATAAAATCAAAGAACACTAATATATATATAGGCGTAGTTCTTGCAGCTCCCGAAGCTGCCATTGCTACTACTGGAGCAGGAAGGCCTGCTCTATAAATCATATTCCCATCATACTTTAAAGTTCCATTTTTATTGTCCTGATGAGTAAAAATGAAAGTGTTTAAATATTCTGCCCCTGAAATATTGGTTATATTCGTTGCTGTGTCCGCTGGATTTCCCAATCCATCAGTAGCAGTTTCTGCTGAAATAGTTTTCCTCGCCTGAATAACTCCATTTAAATTTTTATATGAATAGTATGAGCTTCCATTTCTAAAGAAATATTCATTCAATGAATTAATAAAAATCACGTCTGAATATGTATCACCAGAGAAATCAGTATCAATAGAAGTTCCATCTCTTTTTTCATACTCTTTAATAATAGAATATTTAATATTAAGAGCGTCCCTTAGATTTCTTGGATCTCTTACTAAGTCATTTGATTTTTGGTCAATGCCACCAGGCCCAAAAAGTTTTAAAGCCATTCAGCATACTCCACAGCTGGTGGTGTAAAGGTATCTGTTGTATTTTCGGAGAACATTGCACCAATTATTGCTAACATTTCGTCTGAGAAAGGTTTCGATATTTTAATGTCTTTTGTAGACATTCTTGCATTTATTGATGTTTCTAGTGACATGATAAGAGCTGCCTCTAACTCATCAGGAAGTTGGCAAATAGTAGTGACATATGATCCAGGAACGACAAACATTCCAGCGGTAATACTACTAGTATCTGTTAAGGCCAAATTCGCGCCAGTTTGTGAAACGACTAGACCGTTTCTGATGATGGTCCCATTAACATCAACGATACAAAAAAAGTCATCAATCCCCGTCATTAAAGTATAGCCACCGGAAAGAGTTATTTTAGTATTTAAGGTTACAGAAGAAACTGTTCCATATGAAATTCCTACAGGTGGAAGTCTTTTTGTATATGAGATTGATACGTCAAAAGCATTTCTTGGAATTGGACAAAATATAATCGTACTATCTGATAAGAAATAGCCTGTTGTTGATCCTCTTGCTTTTTCAGCAATCTGCCTCATCGGAGAATAAATATCATTGTTTTTATATAGAACATTGTTTATTGAGTTCCTTGCATAAATATCAAATGGAAGTGCATAGGTATCTGTCCCAGAAATTAGAGTTAAAGTATAAACTTTTCTAAAGATTTTTGATTCTATATTTTGAGTAAAAAGAAATGCCTGAATAAATTCTTGTGCTCTATTTAAAAGAGATACACATAAAAAATCAGTAATGGCCTCTACGTCAGTGGTGTTTGTATTCTGCCTTGCTTCTCTTATCAAATAAGATAGTTTTCTCATTAAGCTAACCTAAATTGTGTACCAGAAGCGCGATTTGCAGCATCTATCATTCTATTTCGTCTTTGCATTTCATTATCAATGGCCATTTGTTCTCTTTTTGCACTTTCTTGTTTCTTTTTTTCTGCTGATGATAATATTAGTCCAGCGGCTAAAAGACCTAATCCAATAGGCCCAGCGGCAGCAAGGGGAGTACCAGCAGCAGCACCAAGTGAGCCAAGCCCCATCATTGTTCCGCCTGATGTTAAAGCACCACCAAGACCTCCACCTGCTTGCATAGATCCCATTGCTGTATTTCCTGACTCCATAAAGCCTTTAGAACTATCTCTAAAATCTTCTCTAGTTGGATCTGGTGATTGTTCGATTTCATTTTTCTCAAATAAATCAATAATTGATTGTGCGTTTCCAGTCCCTGGAGATGCACCAGATAGTTCCGGTGTCCATTTAGAAAGAGAAACATCATCTGGATAAATATCTTCTTGTCTTATTTGTTTCATATTGTCTCCTGAATGCTAATTGCTAAAATAATTGCAGCACAACCACATTGCTTGTCGATTGCAGCGGATGAATATACTCCGTCTCTAATATATTTTCCACTTTTATACGCATTTGTAAAAGCATAAACGTAAGGAGATGATACATCCATATGAAAGTAACCTAATCCATTATATGCCTCGCAAAAACTTAACTTACCTTCCATGTCCCATACTTTAGGAAATTTATTCTTTTCAATTTTCATTGCATCAATGGCCGCCTCTTCCCATGTTGAAAAGGGGCCTCTTCCTTTTGGGACTAGTTTTGTTTTCCTTCCAGTTCCAAGTATAAACTCTCCATTGTGTAAAACGCCTTTAAAATTTAAAGATGATTCGCGATAGTGGATTGCGAATAAAACATCCGAAGGTACATTAGTAAAGGATTTAACTAGGGCATATCTTTCCTTTATGTCGATATATTGTTTTACCAGAAAATCCACATCATCTATTTTGTCTGGATCTATTTTAAGATCTTTGATTAATTCCAAGTGTGAAGGTCTGTGTTGGTTAGTATAAACTTGCTTCTTTTTTTTTAATAAATTGCTTAGCCATCCCATAATATTTTATCCTCACTTATATATAAAATTAAAACCTTACCAAAATATTTAGTTTCGATGAGGGGTTTACCGTCTCCCGGAATATATTTCCAGAAGTAGTAAAATTCATCTGCTCGGTTGCTAAAACTGTGACTGAGGTTAAAAGTAAAAATAATATTTTCATTTTAATACCCTATGCATTGCACGGAGAGAATAGAATTAGTTGGAGTACCTACATCGCTTAAGCAGAATAAGTTGGTGGAGGTTGTCGATGCTCCAATACTCGGATAGCAGGTACCACCATTTGCAATAGGTGACATCAAGCAAACCGGAACTATTGTCATACCTGTATAATTTATCGTGTACTGCCCAGCTGATGTCCATACAATAGAGGTTAGGTTAGTACCTATGGCCGTATCTAATGTACAGGTTCCAGTGGAACATGGTGAACCAGCACCATTTGAAGCAGTAGCGCCAAAAAGTACTGGTGTAGCTTGTCCCTTAACTGTTACCGCCCCCCACGTAGCACCTGATCTTGTTTCAACGATTGATCCGGCAACATCTAGTGCTTGCGCTGGAGAAACAGTACCAATTCCAACATTTCCAGTATAACCATGAATAAACATAACTTTTGTAGGAGTTGTATTAGCGACTTTAGTTATAAAGCTAAAACCACCGGATGTTGAGTCTGCTGGGCTTAAAGTTCTTCCATAATTGTTAAACTGTAAATCCTCAGAATTTGAGCTATATTGTAAAGTTGAGCCATACGTCCCTGCGGTTAAAGCTGTTAATTCAAGGGTTGAACTGTAAGCGCCTCCGGTAGAAAATAGTCTTGCCCTGGTGTCATTGGCACTGTTTATTTCAAGATTTGTTGCAGGTGCAGTCGTCCCAACCCCAACATTGCCAGAGCTGTCAATTGTCATTCTCGATGCAGCATTTGTTAAAAGATGAAAAGATTTTGCTCCTGACGACCCAACGAAAGACTCGTTAGCTCCGACACCGCCTGTAATCGTTCCACCTGCCGAACTTTCATGTCCTAAATATGTACCTGCTCCGGAACTGTTCATATTTATCGAGTTGGCGCCTGTTCCTAGCGTAGGAAACATATTCAAACCACGATTTGAGGTGGTTCCAGATATGTCTAAATTAAATAATGGAGCAGTAGTCCCAATACCAACATGTCCGTTCTGATCCATGTAAAACGAAGCTGCCCCACTAGTGTTATTCCTAGGATTAATTCTTAAACCATCCGATGCGCCATTTACTCCATACACCCAGGTTGTAACAGGATTACCATCTGTTCTAATTGCTGTGTATCCGGCTCCATTCGTATTGGTAATATGTAGCTGTTGATTTCCACTATTGTACCAATCCGCAGTATTAGCAAGAGAGCTAGAAATGGATAAACTGTCATCTGGAGCAGTAGTCCCAATACCAACCTTTCCAGTAGTGCCTATTGCAATTGAACTAATGTTGTTATTATAAAGTGCAGCTACACCACTAGTATCTTGAAACAAACCAAATGCCGTTGTTTCTGTACTCCCGAAAGTCGTATTGTTAACAGATACCCCTAAATGCCCATTTCCCGATGTTCGAGCAATCACTGCGGGGCCGACAGTTGTGTTATTAGCTATTATTCCCCCCACAACATCTAATTTAGCCAATGGAGAAGTTGTACCAATTCCAACATTTCCAGTATAACCATGAATAAACATAACTTTTGTAGGAGTTGTATTAGCGACTTTAGTTATAAAGCTAAAACCACCGGATGTTGAATCTGCTGGGCTTAAAGTTCTTCCATAATTGTTAAACTGTAAATCCTCAGAATTTGAGCTATATTGTAAAGTTGAGCCATACGTCCCTGCGGTTAAAGCTGTTAATTCAAGGGTTGAACTGTAAGCGCCTCCGGTAGAAAATAGTCTTGCCCTGGTGTCATTGGCACTGTTTATTTCAAGATTTGTTGCAGGTGCAGTCGTCCCAACCCCAACATTGCCAGAGCTGTCAATTGTCATTCTCGATGCAGCATTTGTTAAAAGATGAAAAGATTTTGCTCCTGACGACCCAACGAAAGACTCGTTAGCTCCGACACCGCCTGTAATCGTTCCACCTGCCGAACTTTCATGTCCTAAATATGTACCTGCTCCGGAACTGTTCATATTTATCGAGTTGGCGCCTGTTCCTAGCGTAGGAAACATATTCAAACCACGATTTGAGGTGGTTCCAGATATGTCTAAATTAAATAATGGAGCAGTAGTCCCAATCCCAACATTTCCAGCATTATTATTATAAATATGCGTTCCGTTTGTTGCCCATTCAGTTCCAGGTACTCCAGTCGTCCAGATCGGCGCAAGGGTTGTCCCTTGGCTTGTTAGAGTTTGTCCCGCAGTTCCGTTTGCAAGCAAGGCCGTTGTACTCGCAGCGGTCTGATATGGAATTGAACCACCTGCGCCTCCGGAAATATTTGTTGCAGTTCCAGCGTTACCGCTGATTGATCCAGTGGCCGTTCCTGAAAAACTTGGCGTTGTAATAGTTGGAGAGGCACTCATTACAAAAGTTGTTCCCGTTCCTACCTGTGCAGCGATCGAAGTAGCGTTTCCTACACTAGTAATTGGCCCTGTCAAGTTTGCATTGATTGTAGTGGTGCCACTTGTATTTCCAGTCCCTCCCATCGTTATAGGCAGAGTACCTAAATTTAATAATGAACCTGTTCTAGTTACCGGCCATGTACCATAATTAGTTCTGAACGTTGTAACATAATCGGTCTCTCCATTTCCTTTACTGGCCGTAGGTGGAAGTCCCGCCATTGAATAAAAGGAAAAAATTAAAAGAAAAATAAAATTAATCATTTTCACTTATACACTCCAAACTATAAACACAGCGTGAGCTGTTATTGCCGATTTGCAAATTATAGAAATTGACGATACCCCATTGTAATCTTCTGACCTTCCAGGCTCAAATTCTTGTCCAACTGTAGCAGTAGCAACAGTGCCGCCAAATGCGACTTTAAGATTTATTGTATTATCTGGCCCTGCATGCACCTTTACATTTTTTGCATTGGCCGGAGGTACGAAGGTCTGTGCAATCGTTCCATCTAATGTTAAAGATTGAACATATGTTAGCGCTTTAGGCGTTTCAGTTGAAACAACAGTTAATGAACCTGCCTTACTATATAATGGCGTTACTGGCTTTAAAAAAACTAATGTATCACCAATGGCCGCATTGATCTCTTTCGCGATGATAAAGAAATTCGCATCTACCTTTTTGATAATGGCCACTTCTTCAGATACAGCAGTACCATTTTCCATTCTTATATAGTCACCAGCAACAGCGCCATGAGTAGTGACTTTTATCAATCTTTTTACTGAACCTATTTCAATGGCCACTGGAGTTAATGAAGGGGCATATAATCCATGTATAAGAACATCAGATGCTCCTCTTCCACCCCATAGGTTTTGAACTGACTGATGAGTCATGGTATCACCAGAATCTGTATGCCCTGGTACTATATCCCTAATGTAAAGCGATGATTGTGTTCCTTGAATTGTTTCTGACATACCCTAAGCTCCTTTTCGGCTATTTTAGTGATTTTAGTTTTAGAACATTGCTATAAATCCAGAACTGATACAGTATCCACCACTTCCGTCAGAAGTAGTAACATTGAATCTAATATAATCATAAGTTGATACATCTGCAACCGCTGATGCTAATCCTGTACATGTTGCTAATGATGTCCAAAGAGTTGCGCCCTTTATTCTTCCTTCGCAAGCAACTACGTTAGTTCCACCAACACCTTCACATTGAAACCTAACCCTGCTCTCAACAAACACTGGAAATTCAGAAGACTTTACTCCAGTTGCTCCGTCTAAAGCTATCGTTGCATTATGCTTTGATTCCGAACCTTGGTTGTTTATCATATCGTTACCTATAAATTTGAAATCGGTTTTATGTTTATTAAAAAATCTTCATAAGATGCGCTATCCTTCGCAATCATTGTGTGTACTGTAAACCCATGCGCCACTGCTTTAATGACCACAAAACTATCTAGCTCTATGAAGTGAGATACCGCTGCTTGATTAAGCACGATACTCTTCAAAGTGCTGTATGGGATATCTTCTAAAGCATTATCTATTGCCGACATTAAATTGACCCCGGTTCGTACCAATAATGATATTCACTAAATGCATTTGCACTTGCAGATGAAGTGTATTTTATTAAATATTTTGTTTCTGGCTTTAGAACGAATTCCAGAAAACCAGCAGTTCCACCTTGCTTCTGTCCGCCGTTCGATCCGAATGCCTCGGACACAATGCTTGTCCCTTCGGCAGTAACTGTTGGCGCGTGATATATGAGAAATGTTGTATTTGCATCTGCCACATTACGTTCATGATTTCGACCAGTAATTTCACTTCCGTTCGCGCTAACCGTTGGCCCTTCAAGAAAAGTAACAGTGCCAGGCCCAGATGAATTCACTAACTGTAAGTAATGTATTCTCTTTGGAAGTGCCGGAGTTATTAACAAGTGATAATAAGTATCTCCATTGGCCAATGTGTGAACGTGAGCGTGAGAGTATAGATTTCCAGCGTGTATCATGGCCATAAGATGTTCTATAGTGAGAATAGATCCAGTAAGTGAATCTAGTGGAAAGTTTACTGCATTTACTTTTAGTGCATCAGCTATATTACCAATCATGGTGCCATCGCTAGCACCCTCAATTGTATTATTAGGGGTTAAATCGCCAAATGTAGACATTAAAAAACCTTATACAGCAAATTCTGCAATTCTTAAATCAGCAGTTTGCCCAGCAGCGCATATTGCCCAAATATTTGCACCTGCGGCAAGTTTTTCTGAAAATGATGCAAATTTTGCAATCTTAGTTCCGGTTGCAATTGTGACTGCGTTATTTTGCCCAATGAAAACATCATTAGGGCCAAGATTTTCAATTGTAATATTCACTCTCGCAGTAAGTGGCGTTGATGCAATTTGAGAAACGACATCAGAAGCAGCGTGAGCAGTTGATTTCCAGCTTGAATAACCAGCTTCATTAACGGTAATGCTTTCTAATGCAGCTAGTGTTGCAGCATCAAGTGAAACCTCTGATCCAGACACATCGACTTTATCGGTTGCAAAAGCTAAATCTCTAATATCTAAATTTGTCGCTACAACGGTGATAGTCTCTAATGCTGCCAACGTAGCTGCATCAAGTGAAACCTCTGATCCAGACGCATCGACTTTATCAATTGCAAATGTTAACGGGCGTACTTCATCAAGTGTAATCATATATTCTCCTATCCATGAGTTATAAGAGCTTCGATCGTCGTGATCGCAATACTACTCTCAATATATAAAATTTTACCAGTTATTTCTAAATTTTCAAGCTCTAAAGTACATCGTGGTTTAATAGTTATAAACGGCCCTCCTAGAGAATCCGATACTTTTAATTCACATACTGTCCTTGATCTAAGCATAATTCCCTTAGTGACCGAAGGAAGCGTAATTGTTGCCTGATTTGCTATTGTTGTCTCTTCAATTATAGAAATCTGACTAGAGCCAGTTGATACAATTGGTTTATATATTGGACTACTAATTGGCATTATGCATACTCCATCACCTTGACATTAACCGTCTGTCCAACAGGAGCAATAGCATATATAATTATTGTGTCGGTTATATCAACCGAATAAGATGCATTGGGTATTAGCTCCCATCCTTGGTTAGCTCCACTCGCTGTCACGTTACTATTACCAAAAAATATACTAAATGCACCTCTATTTCCAAAAATCATTGAATTTCTTGACGCCAATGATACTAATGGAAGAGCAGACGCAACATCCGTTATTGTCAAATTAGTGACTAGCATACCAGTTCGTAAACCACTAGGAGTCATACTTCCAGTTACAATTAATTCACCGTCTGGAGATTGAAATTTAAACGGATTGGCATTAGGAATGAATCCTGATGCAAACAAAGATCCACTCTTATCTGGATTTGTTACTTTATATCTAATTCTATCGTAAGTTGAAATATCAAGAGTACCTGTAATAGCTCCAGTTAATGTCGATATTACATACCAATTTGGAGAATTTTTTATCTGCCCTTCAATGTCTAACGTAAAAGTAGGCCCGACATTGATAACTTCTAATCTAAGCTTAGTTTCAGCAAAAACAGATTCTCCATCTACGGAACCTATTATTCCAATAGAATTTGGAATGAAAAGTTTTAATCCGTATTTAGATTCTGTTCCAGCATTGTTTATCAAAAATACCTCTAAAACAGATAGTAAAATAAAGAGAAAGGGCCGTAAAGCCCTTCCTTTTAAGTATGATTATAAAGAAAGATTGTACAAGTGACCATGATACCCTGGAGAATACTGAAGATCTCCATAGCAAGCATAAGTAGCTTCGTATGAATCTGACCCAGTTCTCAAGAAAACAGTACCATCTTCATCGGCCCATTTTGCTCCATCTGGACGCAATCTGTATTCGATATAATTCTTGTTAAGTAACCAGATCTCAGTAGAATGAATCATTCTATCTGGGATGATAGGTACAGGCCCAGTAGTAGTTTGATATTCAACCGCCTTAAATCCAAATGTTGCCTTACTAAAAGCAGAATTTGCAGGTGCAACGATCGTATATTGTTTTAAACCTTCTTGAAGATCAAGCATTTTTGTATATTGATCATATGAAGAAGCAATCATAGTGATGGCCTTCCCACATTTCTTCTCGACTGCAATTGCAATAGAGTTAATCTTTGCTACAGTAATTGCCGCAGCAGATGCATCAACACAGGTCATTTTCCAACGTCTTTGAAGTGGTATTCCATAAAGAGTTAATCCAGCAGTACCAGCGTCAAAAGCAACAGATAATTGAGACCCTAAACGAAGGCCTGTAAAGTCACCACCGTAAGAACGTTGCATAGCGATTGCATCACTAGAACCAAGAGCAAAGCCAAGTGAATATGCTTGTGCTCCTACAGTTTTAGAGCCTGATGCTTCTACAGTTAAAGAGGTTGCAGAGTTGAAAACAGTAATAACACCACTGAATGTGCCATCAGCATACTTGATTTCTCCGCCAACCATACCAGCGATGAAAGTAGTACCAATACCAGTGATGGTAACGCCTGATTGAGAAGCAGTACCAGTAGTATAGTTTGCAGCTCCAGCAGCAAGAAGAGCAAGTCTAGTTGAAGTCCCAACCAATGAAATTCTATTGAGTGCCGCGTTTACTTCAGTAACTTCCAATAAGTTTGTTTCAGTATCAGCACCTTCCGCAGTTCCACCAGTATTTGTAACATTTGATGTAATTCCAGTTACAACTTGAACATAATCTTTTTCTTCAAAGTTTGACTCATGAAAAAAAGATGTTTGGAAATAAACAAGGTAAGGGGTTGCAGTTGAGCCGTTACCAGAAACTTTTGTTACACCAGGAGCACCTTTTCCAAGTACGCCAGATCCATCATTAAAAAATTGTCTAGATCTATTTCTATCAAAAGATTCCATTGCATCTTTTACAGGTTTATCCATAAATTTAAAGAACGCGCCCTCAGTAGTAGAAGATGCTTTCATAGATTCACGGTCTACGATCACAGTAGCGTATAACTTTTTTGAAGTTAAAGTACTATTAGCATAGTTACCAACGTTAGATTTTGGTATAACTCTTGAACCAACTGACCCAGAAAATCCCAAAGGATTATCTTCAATCATTGACTTTCCTACGAAGTCATTTGTGGTTTTGATTTGCATAGTAATTGGATTACCAGCATTGTAAACCTTATCGGCTAATTTTCCATATTTAATTTTAAAACGGTCACTTTGTGTTGTTAGTGACCAAGGTGTTCCACTCATATATTATCTCCTTCTAAAACTGTTAAATAATTCATCATCGTCGTCCACTTCATACTTTTTGCTTTTAGATACTGGTTTTGGTGGAATTTTATTTTTTAATTCCTCCGTTGCCTTTTTACTTAAGATGCCTTTGTACCCAAGCTGATCTAACATCCACTCGTCAGTAGTGTCAGGAAATTCCAATAAGATTTTTGCTATTTTCACAATATCAGTCTTTGGAACTTTTTCAGCAATGGCCTCTGCTCTTGTATAAAAAGGCCTTTCTCTTGACCACTGAATAACTTGCTCCGTATTAAGGTTCTGCAAGTTAAATTTTCCTTCTAATTCATCCTTAAGTTCTTTGAACTTTTCTTCAGAAACTCCGTGTTGACGTTTAAGAGAATTTTCTTCTTCTAGTTTACGCCGTTGTTCGACGTTCTGTTTTTTTTCATTCTCTAATTTGTCTCTTCCTTTCTTAAGCCAATCGTTCTCTTTCTTAACGATGAATGTTTCTCGTCCCGCATCATCCATATCTAAAAATGCCGCAACCTCAGGTATGTAATGAGAAAGCAGCAATTTATCAAATTCTTTCGCATCTAGTCCCATCTTGTCAAGAAGATTAAATACTCCATCCATAGGATTAGATCTAATATTTCCAGTTTTAACAAAATCTTCAATTACATCTGAAAACGATGCTCGAACGTCTTGCATCTCTTGCTTAATAAAATTGTAATCTTTTGTGTATTCTTCTTTGCCTTTCTCAAGTTCTTTTTTCGACTTATCGATATCTAAAAATCTTTTTTGAATGGCCTTTTGTCCTGAATAATTATTGATGAGGTCTTGCTCGCTTACCTCTTCTTCAATATCGATTCCATCAACTTTATACTTGATCTTTTTCTTTCCAGATTCAATTTTTACTTCTTTTTTTTCTTTATCTTCTTTGTCCTCTTCCTTTTCATCTTCCTTATCTTCTTTTTTATCTTCTTTTTTATCTTCTTTTTTATCTTCTTTTTTATCTTCCTTCTTTTCAGTAAGTTCTGCTTTTGGAATTATAGATTCATTGCTTATTCCTTTGTCCACTGGCTCTTTTGCAGTATCCACAGGTGTATAATCATCATTCATTATTGATGATATTCTATCACCATTCATTTCTTCATTTGGTTTATCCGATGAATCATCAGACTCCATTACATCATCAATTCTACTCACTCATTTACTCCTGGTTGTACCTGTGGTTGTGCCTGTTGAGGCGTAGGCCTTTGTTGTGTTGGTTGTGCTTCAGGCGCTGCTATCTGCGCAGGCATCATCATTGGAACCTGGTAAAATACAGGATAGTCATTAAACGTCATTACTTTTTGCTTAAACATCATATTCATCTGTGCTTTTTTCCACATTAAAAATTCCATACCCGTAATATAATCAGTCAATGCTTGCATTATCTCTGGATCTTCTCCCTTATACTCTCTTTGTCGTAAAGCACTTACAAAGAATGGATACTCAACAATTAAATCATCAAATGATCGTGCCTCTACTGTTGGTTTCTTACTTAAAATACTCTGGAGTTTAAATTGTGCTGCCTTTAGACCTGACGTTGATTGCTGTTTAAATCGACGATCATTTCCAAGATCAAGCATTTGAGCAATGGCCTGTTTATCAAACATTGGATCTGCTTGAGTTGCTGTATTTAGATCTAATATCGCCGCTATCTTACCAGTTTTTGAATCTGGAAGTGCAGAGCTATTCTCAATCCTAATATCAAATTCTCCACTCAAGTCAATTGTCGCAAAATCTAGCAATAAATATTGATTGTCCTCACCTAATATCTTTAAAATTCTTCCATCTTCTTTTGTATAATACTGCTGCATAAGAGAAAGAGTCATTTTATTGATTTCTACTACTCTTCTTTGACGTTTCGCCATTCCACGTGATTCTCTTTGCATTTCCTGCTCATCTAAGAATTGGAGCGCTACTGCCGCCTTAACTGCCACTGGAGGTTGTCCTCTTGATATCCCATAAACAGTAGCAGCTTTTTGAATTTGCTTCTCTATCCATTCAAGTAATGGCAGAGTCGCCTGTGGGACGCCATTAAACGTCTCTAAAGTAGGCCTTATAGGCCCTTTGAATTCTAATGAAGATCTATCATTTGTAAGCTTATTCGGATCAATAGATCCCTTAGCGTAAACCCATTTAGGAGAGTTTCCAATGGCAAAACCTCTCGCTGCACTAGATGAAATCATGTCATGAAATCTTTGAAGTTTATCAATGTTCGATACAAATGGCCTCCCAGTTATTTCCCCCTGGCAATCAATATCTGTATCAAAGATAAAAGGAAGCATCCCATGCTTATATGGAAAAACAACATTCTCCAAAATAACCCCTGGCGTATACTTCACCATCCTACCCTCAGGAATGAACCGATCAGGCCTATAATAAAAAGTCACAACCATTGAATGGTTAGTCCATGTCTCTCTTTCCTCAACAGAAAAATAAGAATGATAAATTGAATCAGTAGCGCTAACATCAGCATCCGGATAATCTGCTTTCAGTTCATCAATATGAATCCATTCAATCTTTGAAATATTCTTGACATCACACCATCTTTTTCTTCCAAGCTCCTCATAACATCGATCAGGCCCAAAGACTTGAAAATCGATATCACCTTCCATCATATATGGAACAGGAGTTCCATCTTCATAGGTAGGAGCTGCCCCTTGTGCCTTATATTGTTCGAACTGTTTACTAGGTTTCCCTAAAAACTTATTCCAATGAATATGAGTATAGGATTGACCAGATAAAAAATTTACTTTATCCGCATCGGATAATAATGTCTCAAAATCCTTAGATTGCGCCATGGCCGTAAGAGCTGATTTAGCTGATTCCGCTCTATTCTCATCGTTTTGATCAGTATTTTGAGGAATAACAGCTATAGAAGGCTTGAAACGTGTCCTCTGAGATACCTTTGCCTCAACCATTTCATTAAAATAGTTATAAATAGAACTAGGCCTTCGAACATCAACTCCATTATCTTCTCTTTCGCGACTATCCTTATGATCATTTACATAAGTAGTCCCCTTAAACATAGCATCGTATTTCCTAAGGATCTCTAACCTAGATGAACGTGATCTAAACTTTCCCTCAATATCTTTAATAAGCCAATCCAGGCATGTCTTATCATCCTCATAGTCAATAAGAGGAAACGTATTCTCATTAGAGTTTCCACTATAATTATCGTCAAACGAATCCCAGACAGATTGTCTCATTTTTGTACTCCCATTAATCCATTAACCCATATTTCTTTAATTCTTCGTCAAGACTTGGTTCTTTTCCCTGTTTAGCACCATCATATGGTACAAACTCCACCTTGTGCGTTGACTTCATAAAAGATCTTAATTCGATTAACGCAAAAATACCAATTACCATAGAAAATAATGATAATATAATGCTAACCATTGATAAGATAATCGTCAATATCTCCATAACCTGTCTCCTTTTGTTCTCGTTTTCTATCTTGTTCCGGCGTACCTCTTGCATATTTATGCATAAATTCTAATGGTCGTGCTCCTTCGACTGTCGCATAATTCGCCAAATTTAACACATACCTAAACAAATCTATCCAGTGATCATTTTCTTTAACCACTTTTCCCTTATCATCAAGTTTATAATTGTCCATCTCGTGATAGCCATTAATAACTCTGTCACTAAACGTCATAATATCTTTTAAAAGTATGTCCTTAATCAAGGAAAGCTTAGTTTCTTTGTTCTTTAAATCCTTCTCACATGGAAACAATGAATGGGGATAGTCAGGATACTCATAAGCAACTTCACTAGCGAACCACGCCGCTGCATAGTCGTAACAATCCATCCAGTCATCATCATTTTTATTAATCTCTTCACAGAGCTCCAGCGCCTTCGGAACAATTTGCCTAGTAGAGTTCTCACCTAATTTGGTGGCGTAAATTTCATCAAGAGCAATAATATGACGATCAAATCGATGAATAGCAAACATGCCGACAGCGAAACACTTAACAGATCCCGGATCATAACCAGTATAAAAATCGTAATCTTTCCTATTATTCGTGACATGATCTAATAATTCCTGATATGGACGTACCATACTCTTTTTTAACATAGGAAAAATGTATTTCTTCCCTATTTTTACTCTTTTCGCCAAATACTCAAGTTCATAAATATCATAATCCCCTCTATCTCTAAATTCCTGCTCTTTTCGCTCAAGATATTCTTTAGAAATATACGGATTCAAATGAGAGGGTGACGTATTATAATACCCAGTAGGCGAAATCTTTGCAAAATCCCCCAGCCTAGTTAATAAATTACCTTCTTCATAAGACGGAGTACCCACAACAAGCAACGGTGCATCTGTAATTGCCAAGTTCGGTTCAAAGGCGTTATGAAAATTAGGATTATGATCCTTTGCCTCATCATAAGCGGCAATTCCCGTACACGAAAAACCCCTGCTAGCTTCATAATTATCTGACCCCTCACATTTTATAAATGATCCATTCTTAAATATTATCCTCTTCTCAGTATTATTTATCGATTCAATATATTTTTTAGCAATATGGTCAGGGAGAAAAAATGGAAGTCGTCCATTGGCCCATAAAATATCTTGAATCTGTTTCGCCCAAGGAGCAATGTAATAAGAAAAAGTCCCAGGGTTAGTAAGGGCCCAACGATAAAGTGTATAGCAGATGATGTCAGTCTTGCCAAACTTTCTCCCACATTCATTAACAATCAACTTCTTATTATCGCCAAATATCGCCCGACCAATAGGAACCTGACCAACATGCGGAGTAAAAGCTTGGTTTAAATCATAAATGATATCTGCTACTTCCTTAATCTTTCTTTCTTGAGATTCATCTATTGTCATTTTTCCCATGGACGCTCAATAGTTTTAAGTTCCTTACTACTCTCAATCAATGAATCATCAGGACGGACAATATCATCCACTTCTTCAAAATCTCCTTCAACCACAACAGGAGCAAATGGGTCTTCCGCTAATATCCTTCTAGCATCAGCAATACTCATATGGGTAATGCTATCAATTATATCAGTGGCCTTACCTGATTCTAGCCGAACCATCTTATCCATATCCACAACAATGCTAGCGAGCTTCTTAGTATCGTCCAATGACAATACCATTCCACTATCCTCCAACATATTATTTTGTATTCTTTTTAAATTCTCATTTAAAATATTAAGTGCCATCCCAGCAGTTTTATTAAGAACAATTTGCTTGTCCTTAATATAAATTGCAACACTGACTGGATCTAATTTCTTCTTCAGTTGAAACCAACAATGCTCATTAGATCCTGCGCCATTTTCTCCAAAAATGTAAAAGCGCAAGGTCTCCATTGTTAAATTCAATGTTTCACAAATATCAAACATATCGTATTCGCCAAAATACATCATGCGAGCTTGCTCTTTAGTCTTCCTATCTATTTTTTGAACTTCAAGATCGATGTAGGACTCCTTATAGGTTCATCCAATATATTTTAGACTTATTAACAACCAGAGCAACCAACCTTATCACACTTTTTACACTTCATGCTATCAGTAGCAGATTTTAATGATCCGTTGAATTTAACTGGAATCATAGACTCTTCCTGATAGTTTTCTTTCTTCTCTTCAAACTTACCCTCAGTATCCATCATCCCCTTCATCTTACTTCCCATCTTGCCAGCTTTAATATTAGATGTTTTACCCTTTTTATCTAATATTAGATCAATAACCTTTTTACTCTTCCCTGTTTTTGATACCATTATCTACTCCTTATTTTTACTCTTCTTAATACTAGTAATATTATCCATACTAACAATCCTATCATTCTTATTGTTAATAATAAAAGCGTCACTCATTAAGTTCTCTTCATCATTAAGCATAGGCCCTGGAGCAAGTGCCACAACCTTAGAATTAATTATTTCTAACTCCTTATCATAATGGTTCTTTCTCTCGTTCAATTGCAATAACTCAATTTCATGTCTAATTTCCATTAGGCCACGAACATTAATCTCATTCAACTCGTCAAGAACTATTTTATTAAATCTCTCAAGTGCAACCCTCTCAATATGCTGAGATATCAAATTAGGATCAAATCCAATATCATTAATTTCACACTTATTAATTATCGCCTTTAGAGATGAGTGTTTCAAATGCCCCTCATTAATTTTATTAGGCCGTACGAACTTAAACGGCAACATGTACTCATCATGATTAAGCGCCAACATAACATCGTCTAATGCTCTCTCTAATTGACCCTTTCTTCTTAGCGCTTCCGTATAAGTAATGTCGTTTTTCATAATACTCCCATAAAATTGATAATATTTTATATTGTCACTAAAAATTTACGATTGTCAACTAATAAGTTTGATCCCCTGGTGGTTTTTCTGATAGAAAATAGTGATGGCCCTAGGTTAAAGTCCAGAACTTAGTTTTTGCATCATTAATGCTCTTCTTGCATTGTCTATTGTTGGCCCACCTGATTCTAAATATCCACTATGCCGATTGCTATATGCAGGAAACCCATGTGCAATATTCCATATAATACTTCTTTCTACCATATCTGCCCCAGCATGATGTCCTCTGAAATCAGTTTCACTTGTCTTTGGTATAAAATTTGGTCTATCTGGGTCTCTAAGATCTGCCTCATGTGCTCCTTCATGAAGAAGTACACCTGCGTCTCCTTTTGGAACTACTAGTTCGCGTCTATTCTTATCAGCATGACCACCTTCTGCAAGAGTCATAGGACGATTTATAATCTTCCAATCTAAAGGTTGCCCTTCTGGCGTTTCAATCATCCGTAATATGTCACTATCGCCTACACCATTAGTACCTATAAGTTTGTTTATCTCTCCCATATAC